TCACTCAACGCTGTCGGCCAAATCTGCACCGACAGGAACTGCTGGCTGCCGCTCAGCTCGTCTGTCTCGATCACCCGGTATGTCTCCGGGTTGCTGGGCCACGAGATCACGCCCGCGTAGTTGGCCAGTTTGACCCCATCCACAAACACGCTCATCGAGTTATAGCCCCAGCGCACCACAACCTCATACGTTCGGCCACCCGTCAGCGTCAGCACCGCCGTTTCGGCCGACGTGGATGCATTGTCGAGGACATAGAACCGGCTGGCTGACGGCCCCCAGTAGCAGCGCATCGCTGCGCTCAGCCTGATCATGTTGATCTGCCCGCTGCCGCTGCCATAGGTCCAGAAAAAACGCGCCGTCAGACCGCTGCTGCTCGTCCAGCGCATCCGCTGCGCATAGAGCGACACCGCACCCACCGTCCACAGTCCGCCCTCCGGCAGGCTGCTCAGGTTCACCACGCCCGCCGTACACTCCAGCATACTCTGCGGCAGCGCCCGCTGCCAAGCCTCGTCTACCGACAGCACGATAGTCAAGATCGCGTTCGGCGTCGCGGCCGTGCCGCCGATGTGCTGCACATGGACCCGACCGTACCGGATCCGCTTCACCAGCCAGGTCGCTCCGAACTCGGCCACCGTCGCCAGATCATCGCAGGTCTTCGTCCAGATCTCCACCGGATCGCCGACCATCCGCTCCTGATAGGCAGCCGCCCGGCTCAGCGCCTGCCGCACAGTCGTGATGCGCCGCTCCATCTCGGCCATCGTCGCGGCCTTCACCAGCACCCGCAGCGCCAGCTCCGCGCCCGCGCTCTGCCAGCCGTCGTCAGCCTGCAGGATATACGTGCTGTCGTTCAGGCTCAACCGTTGCGAGCCCCACGCTAACTGCACCTGTCTGCCAATCGTCATCGCGCTCACCTCGTCATACTCGTCCTACTCCGATCCGCGCTCTCGCCAATCCGCGGTTCACACCCCCGCCCAGCCCACAGCCAACCGCTTATTCGTCACCGCCTTGCCCGCCAGCACCTCGCTGACGATCTCCGCGATCCGCTTCGCGTCCATCTCGTTCGACACATACCACGGCCCGTTCAGGTTGAGCGTGACCGGCCCGCGTTCCGAGCCGCCCGCCGGCTCGCTCGGCCGGCCCATCCCAGCGCCCGCCAGCGCCAACTGGCCTTTCAGGTTCTCGCCGCCCAGCACGCCCAACGCCTGCGCCGTCGCATCGCCCAGCGCCGGCAGCCTCGACTGGATCGCCTTGATCATCGCGTCTATCCATGATAGCCCTGCGTCCATCCCCAGCGCGCCGGTGTCCATGCTCAGCACATCGGTCAGCCCGCCTGCCATGCTCTCGACGGCCGAGATCGCCGTCGGCGCGCCTCGGCTGATCGCCGCCGCCAACGTATCCGGCAGCGCGCGGCCGCTGGCCGTCAGGTCGCTCAGCGGCCCGGTTTTGGCGTCCGAGCCTGGCAGTAGATCGCGGATTTGTTGCGCCAGCCGCCGCGCCGCATCCAGCAACCCCTGGAGACGGTCCATAATGCCGCGCTCGAACGCTGCCACCATGCCAGCGCCGCGCTCGTACATGCCACCGACCAGATCGCCTATGATCCCCAAGACGCGGTTCTTCAGATCGTTGAACAGGTCGATGGCCCGGTTGACCAGCCGCACCACGATCTCCTGCACCCGCTCCCACAGTTGCGTGAACCATCGGATGATGCCATTGACCATGTCCGGCACAATCGACCCGCCAACCAGCCTGTTGTAGAGATTGGTAAACCACTGGATTACCGTATTCACGAACAGCGTTACCTGGGCCTTGATGAACTCGAAGGCCGTGACGATCAGATCCCGGATGTCATTGAGCAAGTTGTCAACCAGCGTCTTGACCTCTGTCCACGCCAGCTCCCAGTCGCCGCGGATGATCGCCAGCGCCACCCGGATGATGCCCTCGATCAGGTTCAGCACCGTCTGGATCAGCGCCTGGATCAGGTTCCAGGCCGTGGTCAAAATGGCCAGGATCTCGGCCCCGTGCTGGTCAATAAACTGCTTGATCGCGCCCAGCACGCGCGTGATCACCTCGTTGATCAGCGTCAACGCCAGGTTGATAATCGTCCCAATCTGCGTCCAAGCCCGCTGGATGAACGCGGCGATCTCGGCCCCGTGGGCGTCGATGAAGCCGCTGACCACGGTCAGCACCGACCGGATGATGGCCTCGACGGCGTTGATGATCGTCGTGACAATCAACTGGATCTGCGCCCATGCCTGATCCACCCAGCCCATCGTTTCGGCCTGGTTGCCTTGAACGAACCCGCTCAGCGCCGTCAGGATGCCCTGCACGAACTCAGACGCTGCCTGGATGGTCGCCTGCACCCCGCCGAAATGCTGCACGACCGCCGCAGCCAGCAAGGCGACGGCGATGATCACCAGCCCGATGGGTGACAGCAGGAACCCGATAGCGCCGGCCACGATACCTAGGCCAGTCGTCATGCTGCCCAGCACCATCAGCAGCGGCCCGATAGCAGCCACCGCCAGGCCGATCAGCACGATCATGTTCAGCATCCCTGGGCTGATCTCTGCCAGCCGTCCGACCGCGTTTGACAGCCACTGCACCCAGCCCGTCAGCATATTGAGGAACGGCGCCCCCACCGTAAGCAACACGGTCTCCACCGTCGACCGCAGGCCGTCGAGCGATCCCTGGAAGCCCGCTGTCTGCGCAGCCGCGAGCATCTGCGCCTGGCCCTCGGCCGTCACGGCCTGCTCCATCGCGTTGAACGCCTCCGTGCCGCCCAATAGCACCACATTGGCCGCCCGGATCGCATCGGCGCCGAAGATGGTGGCGAGCGCCGCGTTGCGCTGCTCCATCGTCATCCCGCCCAGCGCACTGCTGAACTGCCCGATGATTTGCTCCATCGGTAGCATCGTCCCGCTCGCGTCGAAGACGCTCACCCCCAGCTCTCGCATCAAGGCCGCCGACTCCTGCGTCGGCGCGCCCAGACGCATCAACATGGTTTTGAGCGATGTGCCCGCATCCGATCCGGCGATGCCTGCGTTGGCCATCAGCGCAATGGCCGTGGTCAGACTGTCGATGGGCACCCCCATGCTGGCGGCCACCGCGCCGCTGGCCTGGATCGCTGCCGCCATGTCGGTGATCTCCGCCGAGCTGGCGTTGGCGCCGCCTGCCAGCAGGTTGGCCACCGTCGCCGCTTCCGTGCCCGCCAGGCCGAACGTGTTCAGGGCATTGGCCGTAATCGTCGCTGCCTGCGCGTTGCCGATCTGCGCCGCCGCACTCAGTTGCAGCACGCCCCTGGCCGCGTCCATGCTCTCCTGCACGCTCAGGCCCGCCCGGCTCAGCTCGACCATCGCCAGCGCTGCGTCTGACGCGCTGGTGCCCGGCAATGTCAGATCGGAGCCGAGCGCGATGGCCGTGTCACTAACCTGGGCCATCTCGTCGGCCGTCGCGCCGCTGACCGCCTGCATCATGTTCATGCTGCTTTCGAACTGGCCAGCCATGTGCAGCGCTGCCACGCCAATCCCTACGATTGGCAGCGTGACGCCTGCCGTCAGCCCTGCGCCCGCTGAGGTCATGCTCTGGCCAGCCGAGCGCAGTCGAGACGATGCCTCATCCATCGACGAAGAGAATCCCGACACATCGCCCACGAGTTTTACAACCAGCGTCGCCAGTGTAGCCATATCCGATCCGTCCGATCCGTCCTATCCGTCCGACGCGTCCGAATGCCCACGCTGATCATCACCACCAAATAGCGTGTTCAGCATCTCGATCCGCTTCATCATGTCGACCGGCTCCGGCTCCTCATCGTCATCATCCTGCCGCATCCACGGCAAGAAATCCAACGCGCCGACAGGCTCGCTCTTCTTCGGGTCGCGGTTGATGTTGGCCGTCATCGCCAGCAGGCTGGCCAGCAGGATCTCCTGCCGCCGGTCCGGCAGGCCCTCAACCGCGTCGTAGGCCATCCACTCCGACAGCTCCCGGCTGCTCAGCCGCGCCAGCAGCTCGCCAACGGTACAGCCCAGCAGCGCGGCCAGGCGGTGATAGAACCGCCGCTCTGGCCGCGCGCTCAGTTTCCCGCCAGCTCCTCCACGTCCTCATTGCTGAGGCCGCTCAGCCGCTGGCCCACCTCAAACACCCGTTGCAGGGCCGCTGCGCTTTTCTCGCCCAGCAGCTCCACGTCGCTGGGATAGAACAGCGCCTGGCCCCGCTCGTCCACCACGCAAGCCGCCACGAACCGGGCCCGGATGTTGTCCAGGTTCAGCCGGGCGCGCTTGCCCTGGCGCCCTGCCACCAGGGCCGCCTCGAACGCATCCCGCTCGCGGCCGGTGAGCCCTTTGACGATCACCTCGCCGCCCCACTCTGGCACGGCGACGCTCTCCGTCTGGAGATCGTCGGCTGCCATAATCTGATCACGGGTCAATATTGCCATGCTCAACTCCTTCTGCTAATAGTCCAACCCGTCCCACAAGTCAGACCTGTCCAACTCCGACACCTACGACAGCGTCGGCTTGCCGCTGATCAGCAGCGTGATGCTGGCCTTCTGTGCGCCCTTCACCGGCAGGTCAGGCTCGAAGCCCGTCACCAGCGCCGCGAACGTCCACGTCAGGCTGGCCGCCGCCGGCACCACCAACTGGAAGTTGCGCAGCGTCCGGCTCACCATGTCTTTCAACAGGCCCGCCGTAAACGACTGCGTCGCGTGCGCCGGCAGCCAGTTGACCTCGAACGACACCTCGCCGCCGTTCAGGATCGTGCCAATGTGCTCAGCCCACCCGTCGGTGCTGTCGTGGCTGGTCACGTCCTCGGTTTCCAGTTCGAGAGTAGGACCCTCGATGTCCAACACCTCGGCGATGGTGGCGAACGTCTCCGACGTTGCCCCGTTGCCGATTTTCAGGTACGTACCGAAACTGCTCTTAGCTCCTGTTGCCATCGTCCTCTACCTCCAATGTCTCCAAACGTTGCGCCGGCGCGCTGCCGGCGTGGCTATCCAGATGCGCCAGCAGGTTGCCGGCGTCCATCGTATCGAATGCGCACAGCCGGCAGCGGTAATGCGCCACGCCGTGCCACTCGCCAACCTCATACAGATCGTCTGGCTCCGGCTCTCGCCGATACACCAGCACCCGGCTGCCATCCGGCGCCGGCTCCATCGTTTTAGCTACTCGTTTCCTGGCCATCATCACCGTCCGATCCATCGAATCCGACCAATCCAACTACGGATCCACCACCAGCACATCTATGCGCCGCACAAACACGCCTGTCTCCCGGCTATCCGCCTGGTAGCCGTCAAACTCGTTTTCGCAAAAGCTCGCCACACCGCCGCCCCAGGAGACGCCATCCAGCGCCGTTTTGCAGGCCGCCAACACGTTCACGACCTGGGTGTAGGTCGCGCCGATTGCTGTCAACTGGATGCGCGGCCGGTTGATGGCCGGGCCGTCGTGCGTTTGCTCTGCCTGGCGGCTGATCATCTGATAGCTCAGCGCCGGCAATGCCGTGTCCTGGCTGCTGATCACCGGCTCGATACGCTGGCCCACCAGCGCCGTTAGCGTTGGCTCAGCCAGCAGCCGCGTCACAAGGCTTTCCTCGATGTGTGTCATTGCAGCTTCGACCTCAGCGCGGCGCCGATCTCATCCGTTGCTGCGCCCTCGTTCGCGTCGTGCGCCGGCCGCAGAAACGGCGACGCGCCCATGCCCGGATGGCTGACCCTGGGCGTGATCACCAGCCCGCCCTGGCCTTCGAAGGCCAACAGCGCCCTGCCTCTGATCTCGTGCGGCCCTGAGCCTGTCTCGTGGAACCGATAGTACCAATGCGCCGCATCCGGCCCGATCTCCACCTCGACCACCGAGGATGTAGCCCTGGCCACCCTGGTCTTGATGTTTGGACCCGGCGCCAGGCCGTTGGCCGCGTCCTGGATGATCTCCGCGCCAGCCTGTACAGCCGCGCGCAGCTCTGCCTTGATGTTGACATCCATCGCCCGCAGCTTCTGGAGCAGCTCCTCGCCGCCCTCCAGCCGCACACTCACACCATTACCGGCCATCGCTCACCATCCGTCCAATCCGCCGAATCCGTCCAGCCATCACGCCGCCATCTCCCGACACATCAACTGCATATCCGTGCCGCGCTCGCCATAGTTGATCACCGCCTCGATCATCAGGTGGCGCCCGTTGAACACCACCCGCATGGTGGGGGCGATCCCGGCCCGGTAGCGCACTCGTACCCGGTGCGTGATCTCCGACTGCACGTGCTCAGCCGCGAAGAACTCCCGGCCCGAAATCGGCTCCACGCTGGCCCACACCGTGGCCACCGTCACCCAGGTCGTGATCGCCTCGTTGAATCCGTTGTGGGCCGTCACCGGCTCCTGGATCGTGATGCGATGTCTCAGCCGTCCAGCCTGCACGTCACACCTCACGTCGCCACGGCCGGAAGAGTGCCTCTACCGCGAATGGCAGTTCCTTCGGAACGGCGCCCGTCGTCAGCGCCAACTCACGATTTTCGTACCAATGCCCGACTAGCATCAGTATAGCCTGCCGCAGCGCCAGCGGCGGAGAGAGCTCGTCCACGCCATATCCCGCCGTGAACTCGATCTCCAATCCATTCAGCGCCGCCAGCGTCGCGCTGGGCCACCCGTTGATCATGTGCAGCCGGCCAGGCTGGCTGTGCGTGTCCACCAGGTACGCCGAGGGCGCAATGATCGTTTCCACGCCGGTGGAGGAGGTATAGCGCACCTCATCAACCGTCAGCAGCGGATACGGCCGTAGCTCAATCGTCGCACTCGCCGGCCATGCATCTGCCACATATAGCCAGCGCTGCGCCGTCATGGCCACCTGCGGCCGGCTGATCCGCTCCAGATGCTCCCGCGCCGTCGAGATCAGCGACCCCACCAGCGCGTCATCGTCGTCGATGTCGATCCTACAATGCAGCTTAGCCTCAGCCAGCGTCACCGGCTCCACCACCGGCGGCTCCAAACAAATCAACGCCATCGCGCTCACCTCGTCCCACAAGTCCAACCCGTCCGACCAGTCCTACCCGTCCAACAACTCCGCACTCACCCAGCCCAGCACCGCCACCGGCGACCATCCGCCATCATCCACACCCAGCCGCACCAGCCGCACATTCGCCTTCAGCGTCGCCACCACCGGCATCGACGCCCCCGGCCCGCTGCGCACATTCGCACCCGTCGACGTAACAGCCGCGTCCATATCCGGCCGCCAGCCCGTCCCATCCTCCAGCGCCTGAAGGATCGTCATCTCGCCGATCTGCAGCGTCATCAGCCCTTACCCGCCGCCCGGTCCAAGATCTTGCGCACCATCCGCAGATCATCGTCGATCCGCAGATCCCGAAGCTGCGCCCCAAACACCGCCAGCGCCACGTCCATATTCATCACCAGCGCCCGCACCGACTCCAGCGCCAGCCCCCGCAGCACATTATCCACCACGCCCGTCGTCTCCACAGTCTCATCGCCCATCATGCACCTTCCTACTCCGTCCGACCCGTCCTACTCGTCCTACTCGTCCTACTTGTCCAACTCCGTCCAACTCCGTCCTACTGCGCTCCCTGCCCCGCCCCCACAGCCCGCTCCGGCTCCAGCCGCACCGGCTTCGCCAAACCCCGCTGCACCAGGTCAGCCGCCACCTCATCCGGCAGATCATTGATCACCTGCCCCGCCTGCAACATCCGCCCTTTGCTGGGCGAGTACTTCGTCAACATCATCACCACCATCGCAACCTCCGAACCGTCCTAAACGTCCGACCCGTCCTGCCGCCGCCACGCCAACCCGGCAATATCATACGGCGACACAATCGCAATCTCGTACCGCTCCAGCTGGCGCGTCAGGTCAAACAAATACCTCATGCCGTCCGGCATGATCCGCCAGCAGTCCACCGGATAGCGGTGCTCCGGGAACTGCCAGTGCGTCACAATCGCCAGCATCCCGCCTGGCCGCAGCACCCGCACCAGCTCCGGCACCCAGCGCCAGATCGCCTCCACGTGCTCCATCGTCGAGCCGCTCAGCACAATGTCATAGGCGCCGTCCGCAATCGGGTAGTGATACGGATCGCTGGCCACCAGGTCAACGTTTGGTCCAGGCTCCTGGTCCAGCCCCGTGTAATCCCAGCCCAGCGACTCCACCAGCGGCCGGTACGTCCCGTTCACGTCATACGCTCCCACGTCCAGCACGTTCGCGCGCAAACCATCCGGCCACCTGCCCAACAACACCGTCATCGCCGCCAAAGCCTCAGCGTGCATCGTCACCTCCGACCCGTCCAACCGGTCCAACCGGTCCGACATCCGGCCCCTCCCCCGCCCCCACACTCTGCTGCGGATACCACGCCGCCAGGACATCGTGCCAATACCAGCGCAGCCCCGGCTCGTGCCACAGATGATCGATCCACCAGAAGTCCCCGTCATAGCGCTCCAGCCACGCCATGCGGTGCGCATTCCACACATCCCGCCGCACCACATAGCAGCTCGTCCCAACATTCCCGCGCACCGGCGCTGCCTCCCAGTTCCCATCGCTCGGCAGCATCCCGAACTTCTCGTGCAGCGCCCGCACCATGATCACATCCGGCCACCGTTCCATGTGGGCAATCGTCTTCAGCTCAGCCACCAGCGTCGCCCGAGCGCACACATCGTCGTCATCCAGCACCCACACATAATCACCCGTGGCCACCACCGTCCCCAGGTTGCCCACAGCCCACGCCACACCCCGCGCCGCGTCGTCGATCACCAGCCGCCGCGTCCAGTCCGGGTCCGTCTGGCTCGTCAAGCTATGGAGGTTCCGCTGCAGCATCCCAGGCCGCTGCCCAAACGTCCGTGTCACCACTTCAAGAAACGCCATGCTCACCGTCCTACCTGTCCAACATCGTCCGACCCGTCCAACTCCGTGCCCCCCTCCGGCCACAACACCCTGCCGTCCTCGTCGATGTGCCCGCAGTGCAGGTTGCAATCCGCCATCATCCGCCAGCCCTGCGCGTATACCGTCTGCGTCCAGTGCCAGTCAAAGAACCCGCCGCCCGGCGCTGGCAAAAACGGCGCCTGCTCCAGCACCGGCCGGCGGATCAAAATGCACCCCAGCCCGCTGCCCGAGCAATCCACCACGCCCTGCTTCATCGCCGCGCCCCACAGCCCGCGCACCGTCAGACTCTCGCCCATGTTCCGCGCCTGCCTGGGCCACTTGTAATACCGCTCCAGGATGTTCACCACATCCCCCGTGCCCTGGCGGAACACATAGCACCCATACGCCACATCACACGGCAGCGCCGCCAGCCTGGCCAGCGTGTCAGGTGGGGGAATGATGTCACTCTCGATCACCAGCATCGCATCGCACCGGCTCCGCATGAACAGCTCATAGCCCCGCTGGTACTGGTGCAAGTGATTATCCCAGCCATCCCGCCGCGCGTCATCCGACCGCCGCGGGTTGTCGCGCTGCAAGACCAGCGTCACCGGCCCGCCCTCCAGCGCCATCAACGCCTGCACCGTCTGCTCTTCCAGCCTATACACCGGCGTAAACACCATCACATCCATCGCACTCACGTCCAACTCCGTCCGATCCGTCCTACTCCGTCCGATCCGTCCGACTCCGACACCGGCCCTGGCCAGGCTAGGCGCCGCTTTCAACGCTCTGGCCGGTCTCCGACCGAGCCAGCGCTCCGCTGCCGCGCACCTGGGAGATCCCAGCCTTCACCTGGCCAGGGCACACTCACCGTCCAACCCGTCCGACCCGTCCAACAGGTCCTACCCTCACGCGCTCGGATGCACCCCGTACCCAATCGCCTCCGCCTGCAGGACGTTGTAGTCCACGTCGAACATATAGTACAGGCAGACCTCGCCGTACCCGCCGCGCGTGTAAGGATCCCGCAGCAGCGTCATGCCGTCGCCCTCGCGATAGCCGACGTAGCTCCAGTTGCCGAAATACACGCTCTTGGCCGAGGCCGCCGTCGCGCCGCTTTTGTCCGTGTAGCTCACCGGATAGCCCAGCAGGCTCCGGCCGGCGCCCTGCTGGTTGGCCGCATAGCGCCGCGTGCTCGAGTCGTCCAGGTTGACGATCTCGCCATGCACGCTGGGTTTCATAACCCACGCCACGCTCGGCCCGTCGTCCAGGTACGCGTCCAGGTTGTCGTTGTAGACCAGCGCCTCCAGCTCGTCCACCGCGATCACCGTCGCCGAGGCAAAGGTCTTCAGCGCCGTGCCGTTGGCCGCCACCTCAGTCAGCAGCAGGCTGTTGCGAGTCTTCGCCACACCACGGCCGATGAAGTTTTGCAGGAACTCCAGCAGCTTGCTGTCCTCGTCGCGCAGCAGCTCCACCGTCAGCACCACCCGCTTCGTGTATTTCACCAACGTGCTCTGCACCCGGCTGATCGCCGGCGCGTCCAGGTCATACTGGTCGCTCTCGCTGGTGGCCACGAACTCGCCGTCGTCCTCGTTCTCCACCGGCACGTTCACCGTGGTCCCCTTGCCGGGGATCGGCATCAGGCCCAGCTTGGTCGTCAGGTCAGCCTGGTCCCGCCGCGCGATGATCCCCTGATAGTGGCCGGTCGGCACCAGGTACTGGCCGTCCACGTCGGTCGTGATGTTCATCGACGTCGCGTTCGACGCGCGCCACTCCCGCAGCCCGCCATCGTCGCCCGTCCGCACGAAATGGCAGAACGCCCGCTCCTCCGTGTCGCCCAGGCCAGTCTTGTTGAACGCCGGCGCCGCCTTCGCGTTGATCATCGCCAGCAGGCGCTCTTCACGCTCGATGTCTCCCTTGATCGCGTCAGCCTCAGCCAACAGCGCATCCACCTGCGCCCGTGTCTCCGGCGTCTGCTCGCCGTCGGCGATCTTGCGCGCCTCGTCCGCCTTCTGCGCCAGCTTCCGGCGCAATTCCATCAGCTTGTTCATGGTTATACCTCGCTCATCAGTTGTCGAACCTTGATGCGCCGCCCCAGGTCCTCACGCGCCCGCATGAGCTCCTCAGCCCGCGCCCTATTGTCATCAGCCCCGGCCGCCCGCGCCCGCAGGTCAGCCGCACGCTGTTGCACACTCACGCTCGTCTGCGGATAAGCCGCATACGTCACCGGCGACACGTCGAACAGCCGTGCTACCGTGCTGATCGTCCGCACCACCTGGCCATCCGCGTCCATCTTCCACGACTCGCCGTCCAGCACCACGAACGCAAACGAACTCTGCGTCACGTCGCCGCGCTCGATGCTCGCCATCGCATCCCGCGCCCACTGCGCGTCCGGCGGGATCACCATGTAGCGCAACCCCGTCTCATCCTCGCTCAGATGCAACGTCCCCGGCACCGTCCGGCCGAACACAAACAACGGGTCATGCTGCCACAGCGCGCGCACATCGTCGCCCAGCCGGTCACTGAACGCCCCTGGCGCCAGCATCTCCCGGAACCCGCCCAGGTCGTCGCTCAGCACGCCATACAGCGCCGCATAGCCCTCGATCACCATCTTCCCATCAGCGCCGGCTCTCACCTCCACCGGCCTGTCAATAATCCGTCGCTCAATCTCCATAGCTCACTCCTGTCCGATCCGTCCCACAAGTCCGACCCGTCCAACAAGTCCGCATCACCCAATCGCCACCATGCAATCACACCCATCATGCAACGGCGCGTGCCGCGTATTCCGATGCGGCCGCAGCGGCGGCAGACCCTCCGGCGCCACCTCGCCGCCCTGCGGAACAAACCACTCGTTCACCCCCACCACGCGCCCATTCAGCGCCTCGCAGTAGGGACAATTCTCGTTGAAGGAAACCCAGCGCAGCAGCTGGACACCCACCGCCGTCCACACAGCCACCGCCAGCGCATTCACCACCGTCGTGCCCATGTCCCTCGACCAGCCCGCCGCCATCTCCTCGCGCCGTCCCGTGATGCGCGCCTCCACCGCCGCCTGCCACGCGTCCTCAGCCGCCGCGTCCAGGTCCGCATCAAGCTGCGATTGGAGCTGCCCCACTC